AGAAGAAGTAACATTTAATTGTACTGGAACAGTAGTTGAAGTATTAGTTATTCTAGCATATACTAAACTGCTCGTCGTAAATTGCCCAGCTCCAGGAACATTACTCAAACTAAAAATAGTAGTTTGCGAACCTGTTGGAATACTTAAAAAACGGTTATCTACATAATTTACATTATCATTAGTATATGTAGTAGAAGAACCTATGTTGTTCCCGTTTAATATTAGTGTTTCAGATATTTTTGAAGTAAAAGTTGCCATTATCTTATTTACCAATAAATATCAGAAAATACATTATTTTCCATATTCGAAATCAAGTATCTTACCAACTAGATCAGAGCGATGATTTTCTTTAAGTTTAATCCATTTAACCTCTTCTATCTTCTTAGATACCTCTATAGCGTAAGATAAACCGTTAATTTCACCGGTAGATGTTTTTATGTCGGTTTGCTCGTTATCTCCGTTTATCACTATTTTTCCGTTCTTACCTAAACGAGTAAGTATGGCTAACATTTCGGCTTTAGTCAGATTTTGTGCTTCTTCTACAATCAATATATCATCTACGGTTTTACCACGAATAAACTGTACTGGTAGTGCCTTAATTTTACCTTGCTCTATTAGTTTAGGTACTTCGGTTTTGTCTAAGCAGCATTTGTTAAGATTCTCTACTAACGCTTCCATATATGGGTCAAATTTTCCATTTAAATCTCCTGGAAGGAAACCTAAACTTTTACCTACTTCAATCGCGGCACGTGTATTGTATATGCAGTCTATTTGTTTTTTCTTAAGGAAATCTAATGCTGCTTGAGCACATACTAGTGATTTACCACTGCCTGCTCTGCCTGTTACTATAACTATTTGGTTTTCTACTATTAAGCGTTTTGCTTCTTTCTGTTCTTCATTGAGTTGTAAAGCACCGATTGCTTTAATCTCATTTTTTCTAGGACGATTGGGTTCCTTCATAGTGTAACATTTAGTACAACCATAAATATAAAAAAAAATCCGAGCTTGCGCTCGGATCTTTAATTTATTCTAATTTATATTAGATAGTATTCAAACCACTAACAAAAATCTTCCCATAATAATCGGGACGAATCATTTTCTTCGCGTAACGAGTCATAAGACCTTTACGTGGAGTAAATGTAGATGGATCATATAACAACGGAGTCATGATTAATGGAACATAAGGAGCAAATACAGCACCACATTCCAAGAATTGAGCACCTTTGTAACCCATCAAGATTACGTTTTCAGTCATATACGGGTTTTTATAAACCTTGTAACGACTATTCAACGAACCTACTTTTTGGATACCAAAGTTATATTCTAATTTTTCACCAGTACCATCAGCAGCAAATCCAGGAATTGATTCCAAAATTGTAGCAACTGTAGGAGATGTTACCAAGAAATTAGCACCACCACGTAATGTTAATTGATGGATTTTGTTAGATACTTTCTGAAGTTTAGTACCAAGTGTTTGGAACCAACCACCTTGTGTATTGTAGAAACCACCGGTAGTTGCAGATTGTTGAGTAAATCCACCAGCAGCAGTACCACTATATACACTATTATTAACGGCACTCCAATAGTCTGTAGTGTACGCATTTTGAATCAACATATCTAACAATTCCAAATCAATTTCCATTGAAATGTATTGTGATAAGATACCAGTCAATTCAGCTTCAGCATCTACGCTATGGTAAGCGTTAAGATCTTGAGCAAATTCCGGTGTCCATTGTGCTTTTAACTTACGTGTTTTAGCAACAATAGCTTCAGATTTCATTTGAATGTTGATTTCTGGGATAACAATTGCTGTACTAGATCCATAAGATGTACCTGTTGGATAACCAGCACCTGAAGCATCTTCAAAGTCACCACGATTAGCACCAGCGTTAGATCTATCTTGAGGAGCTGTATCATAGTATAATGTTACTATAGTAGCACCATTTTGACCAGTAGCAAATTTAGAACCAGTAATAAAGAAAGAACCAGTATTGGTTGCTACAGTTGTAAATGCTTGAATAACATCAGTAGTTAAAACAGTTGAACCTGAAGTGATAGTAAATGCACGAACGGCATTTGTATCATACCCAGCTGGTAAGTGAGCTGATACTTTTTTGTATTGAGCAAATGAAGATGAATAATCTGAGTCAAAGTTAAAGTCAGCCCAACTAGCAGAAAGTGCAGCAACTGACGCAGTTACAGAAGCAGTAAATTGATTAATAGAATAACCAAATTTACCAGCACCATACAATGAAGCTGAAGTGATGTCAGTTACGTTATTAGAAGCATTAGCTCCGTATAGTGAACCGCCATTAGTAAATGGAGCAACACCAGTACCATATTTAAAATCAAGATAGAATACAAGGCCTGAAGGTAAGTTCATTGGTTGTACACTAACGAATTCTTTAGCAGCGATTTCACCAAATACACGACGAACCAACGGAAGAGCTACGCCATTCCAAGATTCACCACTGTATGAACCAGCACCCGGAACTGCTGTACCTGTTTGTGAAGTTTCTACGATTATTTGTTTTGCTTGATTTTCAAGCAACATAGACATTGTGTTACGGTCAGTTTCGCTAGTAAGACCTTCCAAAAGGCCCGATTTAACCCACTTAGAGGTCAAACGTTTAGCGTCGTCTTGAATCACCTTAAACTGATTGGATGATTCGATTAATTGTTGTACGTTCATTTTAAATTTTAATTTTAAGTTTTTAAATTGTTATTTTGTAATATTTGCTAGCTTTTGCATTCTAGCGATGAAATCATTGGATTCAACGATCATCTGTTTTTTAGGTGCAATACCTGTGGCTTTAGAAGCAAATCCTAAAGATTCTCTAATTGCCTGTTTTGGTTTTGATGTTAAAGAAGTTGACAATGATTCGTAAACTATTTTAGCTTCTTTAGGTGTAGTTGCTTTATCGAATGAAGCGATTACTTTTACTTTTTGAGATTCATTTAAATTTTTAGATTTAAAAATCTTATTAACGTAAAGCAATTTAGCATTTAAAAGATTAACTTCGTTCAATTCATTACGTAATGTATGGATTGTTCTAATAGCTTCTTTCATTTCTGATTTTTCACTAGTTGTTTCTGGTTTTTCATCTAAAGCGGCTAATTCAGCTAATAATTCATCTAAGTTAATTTCTTCGTCAGAATAATCTTCAGCACCCATATCCATAGACATATCTTCAGCGCCTTCGGCTCCGGTTTCTTGTGAAACGATATCTTTGATAAGGTCTTTTAAATCTTCAATTGACATTTCAGAAACACTCATTTCTTCATCAGCCATTTCTTCATCATTAAAACCATCCTCTTCGCTTTCTTCGTCTTCCATTTCTTCATCAGCCATTTCTTCGTCTTCATCTTTAGCTTCAGAAACATACCCTTTTTCAGTACCAGGAACGTCTTTAAATGGAGCTTCATCGTCGTATTCTTCTAATGAAGCTAAAATTTCAGCTAAATCAAAATCTTCTTCTAATTCGTCGCTTTCTTCAAGATTGTAATCAAGATCTTCTTCACTATTATCACTATGTGATGTTGTGAATCCTTCTTCTAATTCGTCGTCGGCTAGTTCATTTAGTTTAGCATTAAGCATAGAGTGAAGTTTAGGTGTTAACGCTTCTTCAAGAGCGGTTTTTGCGTTTGCTAACGCGGCTTCGCGGACTGATTTTGCGTCAGCGATAGCTTGTTGAAATAATTCTTTGTTTGTTGACATAGTTTTTTCTCCTTAAATTTTAAGTTTGGAAATAAGATTATTAGGAATCTTAATAGTAAATTTTGTGAATTCCGAGATACATAATAGATAAAAATGGGTATCTCATTTTGGATACCCATAAATATATATGAAGAGTGGAAAACGCGAATTGTTTTAACAGAGTGGACAAACTCCTGTTTGGCTACAAATTATTTCAGTTATAAGTGAATTTATTTTACTATAATCTTTGGTAGATTTGTATTGTTTACTTTCTGAGAGTGTCATATAAGCGTTTGGGGTTGAAGGTACACTTACAAGATCCCAACAGAGTAATTCAAAATCATCCTGCACTTCGACGGTTTCACCAATTTGTTTAACTGATCCCATACCGCGAGATGATATACCTAATGGGATACCACATCGAATAATTTCTTGTGCTATTTTACCTGATGGTGTGTCTAGTAATGTTAGTTCACCCATTACATCATTACCTTCCCACCATATTTTAGTAATTAAATGTGATATATTTGATAAGCTAATGATAGATGAATCAGGATGATCTAATTCACCAGTAGAAGTTTTAGTTTTTATAGGGCCCTGCATATAACTTTCTACTTGTTTTTTTAATATCTCCGGTGGATAAACGCGTCCGTTACCGTTTTTTACACCGGCTTCTTGTAGTTTACCTTTTACACGCATTCTTCCTTGATTATCTTTACCTTCGGTTAATGTTAGTTTAGATACATGAAATGGTATATGTTCTATTAAAAGTTGTTTACTCATGATTTATCTTTGTATATAATTATGTAACATATGACTTACTTTTTCCTTTACCACATCAGTTTGTTCAGGTGTTAAATTATAGCTCTTAATAATATTTGTTCTATCTTCTGCATCACTGTCGTTATCTTTAATATCTTTAAATATTTCTGATGCTATCGAATGTAAGTCTGGCGTTTCCATCATTACTTCTTTAACTAGTTTAGTTAATGTTTCTTTAATACGAATAATTTTTACTTTTTCACCTTGTGATTGCATTTTAGGTACTCCTCTAAGCGTAGATGCTATTAAGGACATTAATGTCATATCTTCGGCTTTATTTGTTTCTTTATTTGCTTTGTTTGCTGATGCTTTAGCTTTTTCTACTCCTTTTACAGGTTTCATACCTCTTGCTTTATCAACCATATTGTTTTTATCTACAAATTTCATTTGATGAGCTTCAGGATCTGCTGACTTGCCACCTAAATATTCTGGTTGATATCCTTTTACACCAGACATGTTGTAGTTTGTATAGTAGTTAGGGATTTTTTTTAGGTTTTTAATTACTATTTTAGCAGCGCCTGCTTTAGTTAAAGTAGGATCATTTTCCATTTCATAATCAAGACCAATAAGTACCTCTTGACCGTTTAATCTATCTATTTCACTAAAACGATCATATAATGATTTTCCCGTTGGCATTTTACTTTCTTTTAATTCAAAGTCGCTTTTATCTCCCATAACATGTTTAGCGTCTTCTTCATCGTCTAAACCTTTTAATATAGCATCTAATTCATCAGGCATTTTTCTGCGTGGTATTCTAGCAGATCTAGCTATTTCTTCCTCTTCAGGATTACCAGCTATATTATATATATCTGTTTCGTCTAATTCTTCAGCATTTACATCAAAGAAATATTCATCATTATCTTCATCACTATATTCGTCGTATTCATTTGTTAAAATACCATCTTCATAGCTAGCTACAGTAGAATCACTATCATACCAATATGATACTTTATATCTACCTTTTCCTATACTATTAATATGCACTGATACTCCATCCTCTTCAGATTCTCTTTGCGCTTCTGCTTTAGCATCTTCAAGAGACATGCCATATTCTTCATTAATACTTGATTTTTTCATTTCAGCATTTATCCAAGCATTAGCATTTCCCGTACCTTCGATACCTGTTTTTACTATTTCTCCACTTTTATATATAGTATAAGTGCCATCATTTTGTAGTTTTTTAGTAAATATTTTATCTAAATCACTTAATTCAGATTTTTTATACCCTACAGGGTCATGAAACATTCCTATATTTTCTTTAATATCGGCTTCAGTTAATATGCCCTTATTTCTAAGAATTTTAACTGTGTCATCAAATGAAGATACATTAGTAACATATTGAGGTAAAGACATACGTATATTGCGCATAAATTGCGCTTGAGTCATTTTACCTTCTTTTAAATTAAGGTATTGTTGTTTTGCTGATTCCATGTGTATAAATATTGTACTTTTATTTATTATAAAAATTAGTTAGTTTTTGTGTGGCTTCTATAATACCACTTAGTGTGTCTTCAACCTTCATTAAGTCAAAATAATAATTATCTAGTATTTCCGTTAGTTTTTCTAATGTACGTACATTATCTGGTAATTCTTCTATACCATACATGTCTACTACATTATAGTATTTTTCATGCTTTTTACTAATCATTCCCCCAGCTGTTTGTATTTTAGTTAAATAATCTTCAGCAGCTTCTATATTATCTAATACATCTCCTACACTCATTTGTTTTACTTTACTAAGAGATGTATTAAAAATGTTTTTTGCTGTTTCAACATCAACATTAATTTGATTAATAAAATCATCAATTTTATCAGAAGTATATGATATGTTAGTTTCTTTAATCATTATATTTAATTTCTACCTTGACCACGATATTTTTTAGGACGTGGGGTATGTTTATTATATGATTTTTTTGCGTTACCTAGTTTATGTTTACCGAATGTAGTTTTATTACTAGGGTTAGATGAATTTTTAGCCATTGCTATCCTACTTTAGTTTATTTATTTTTTCATTTAAATTATTTACCATTTCAGCTACTTGCTGTAATTGAGTTTCTGTTCGACTCCAATATTGTACACCATCTCCTTCACTTAATTCTTGTTTCATACGAGATGTATATTCTACAATACGATTTATTTCTTGTAGTTTTCTTTTAACTTCTTTAATACCTCTATGTAACATTTCTGTTTTAGAACGATATGAAACATCTTTTTTAAATTTATTATAAGATACTTCATTAAGTAACTCTTCGTTTATAGTTTCATATAACGATACATTTATGTCGTCTTTAACATTATCTTCTTTGTTTGGATTTTGTACAAACCAAGTATCACCTTGTTTATTCATTATTAACGATAGTGTTATAAATCCATTTCCCATTATTTTTCCACCACTTGAATATTTTTTAATTAATCCTCTTACTTGTTGTGGTACTCTTTCTTTTAAATATTGAGTTAAACGTGATAAACTTTGTTCTTTGCTGAATGAACTTCTACCTCTTTCTATAGTATCTAAAGCAGTTTTAACTAATGGATCTACCATTAATATAGATTCACCATTTGAATTAGTTGCTATTTTAAAATATTTTCTAGGTTCATCTCTTCCTATTGTAATTGGTTCTAATAAAAATGAAGGAAATTCAAATTCTTTAGGTATAAATCTTCTACCTCCACCTACTTTTTTAATTTCTTTTAATCTTCGAGCAGTAGGTAATAATACATCTTTAAACCATTTTTTACTGTTATCTGAAAGATTTTTGCGATTTGGGCGTAAAGCCGATTTAAATAAATCATTTAAAGTATTAAATCCATTGGCTTTTAAATCTTTATCTACATCTTCAGGAACATCAACTTCAGTTTTATCTTCATTCATAGCGGATTTTTTAAATGCTCTAGGTGTTAAATATCCACCAACACCGGCAGTAGTTGAACCTTCTTCATTTAATGACTTATAATCTTCTAATTCAATCTCTAATTCTTTCCATTCATTATAGTCAGCTTCTTTAATATAATTTTTAATATCTTCTATATTTTTAAATTGACGGAAATTAGATAAAATATGTTTTAAAGCATTATTATCATTTTCTATATATGTTATAAATTCTTGAACACCAGCTGATTTATCAGTTAGTTCATTCATCATTTCCTTTACTATACTTTTAATATGATTTTTTAATTTTTCCACTATTTTGCAGATTTTAATTCAGTTACTAATTGATGATATTGCAAAAGAGCCATAATATGATCATCTTTTACATTTATTTTTTTATCAAGTGGTTTTAAAAATGTAATAACTTCACTTAATTTAATTTGAGTTGTTTTATCTGTAACCGTTTGCGTAAGTTTAGTTAAATCAGTACGTAATGTTTCGTAACTATCATTGATATAGTCACGTAACTTAGTTGTATTTGAAATATTACTAATATATTCTTTTAATACTGATTTTTGTTTAGATGATAAATCAATATATTTTTCATTAAATTTTTCTAGCAATATTTTATATACCAATAATTTAGTACTACTATCCATAGAAGCATATTCTTCTAATACTTTATCTTTGGATTCATGTTTAATAGATTCTTTACGAATAATATGTTCAAGTAAAGTATTTTTATTTTCAATTACTTGACTAGGATCTATAAAGTCTTTAGTATTTTTAGCTTCAATAATATTATAGGCAGCTGCTAAAGGAGTATAATTATTTATTTTTGCTTTAAAAAATTCTTCAATATCATAGCAATCTTTAATTTCTTTAATTAAATTATATTTTTCCTTACGTAAGTTAGTTCTATTTAAACGTGTTGATAATTCTAATGTAGCGTTTATTAATGATTCTGCTTTACCTTCACTAACAACTTTACTACTAACTAATGCTTGATATAGTTTATGTTCTTTAGCCAATTCATTTTTAGAAAAATATTTTCTAATTAAATGAATAGCCGGGGAATTTCTACCAGATACAGTATCTGACGTTACCTGTCTAACAAGTAACTCAAATAATATACCAGTATTGCGAAATTTATTATGGCGTATCTTCATGTTGAGTATTATGTACTGTGTATAAATATATAATTATTTTATATCTTTAATATTTTCTTCACTTAATAATGATGGGCTATGTTTTGCCGTTTTATTAAGAGGAATATCTTTAAATAAGCGTATATTTTTTCTATATTCCGCCAATGCTAGCGGGGATCCACCTTTAGGCGTACCGGATTCTTCAGGAGAATTTGCAGTATATATTTGTCCATTTTCTTTACTGCCTAATCTATCTTTTCCTAATGGATCGTTTTGTGTACCTACTATAGATACTTTTTCTTTAGGACGACCAACAGCACGTGTTTCATCATACCCTGGTGGTACGCTTTGTTTACCTGTACCATTTCTACCAGTACCATATAGCGTAGCTAAGTCATGTGGTGTACCATATGATTTACCGGTTTTAGCAGGATCATTACCTTCATTTTCAATTTGACCTAAACGGAAATTACGTTTCATATCTTCACGAACTAAATCACGGAATTCATCCAATTGGTCTTCTGAGAATTCAAATATTTGGTCATAAATCCAATCAGATGGAAGTAATTTACTATCTTGAATGTCTTTAGCTAATGCAATTTTTTCTTTCCATAATGCAATTTTTTCCTGTTCGTATATAATAGATGGAGTTGTTAAACTAAGTTCAAAATTAGTTAACGATTCATCTTCATATCCTTGAGTATATAAATGTACTAATGCTATTTTATATAATTCAGACGTAACGATACGTTGAATACGTTCTACTGTACGAGCAAAACGAATATCTTCAGCAGCTAGTGTAGCTTTACCAGTTAAATCTTTTTCAAATCCAAAAAATGCTTTAGGTACTTTAAGTGCTGCTAACATTTCATCACGTAAAAATGCTACGTCTTCTATAGCATTATATTCAAGACCTTTAATAGTATCAATAGATGTAGATGTATCATTACCTCTTACTGGTATATAATAATCTTCCATCATATTCATCATATTATATCTAAGATTATATTCACCCGTTTGTTGATCTACATAAGGTGTTTTCTTAGTTCGTTGCATTAGTTTCTGCATGTAAGCATCTACCTCATTCGGTGGAATATTACCTACATTAACTTTAAATACACGTTTTTCCGGGGCACGAGTAACACGATGTAATAACATCGCATCCTTCATAAGAGTATATTGCTTATATGTTTTACGAGCAGGCTCAATATAACTACGCCCATAAGGTAAATAGTTAGCATCTGCTAATAAACGAAAGTGAGCAATCTCATAATTATCAAATGATATTCTACCTTCTCTATCAGTAGCTCGTGCTCTAATACCACCCGCTGCTATAACAGATGGATCAATTTTAAACGTTACTTTAGATGGATTTGAAGGATCTTGTCCTTCTTCACGAACCATATCATAAACTGACAATGGTGTTACATTATATATACCATATTCTTCTGCTACTTCTAGGTGTAAATAAAAATCACCATATTTACACATATTTCTAATCCATACCCATAAATTAAACTCTATATTTAAAATATCATAAAATAAATTATAAAGAATACGTTGAATATTTTCGTCAGACGAACGTATTTGTATTACTTCTTTTGATTCATTTTTTAATGTAGATTCATCTGCTATTATATCTAAAGCAGATGCTATAATAGATTCAGTATCCATTGCTTCATAGTCAGTATATAACTGAATGCGAAGTGTTTGGTAATTCATCGTTGGATTATAAGGCATATTAGCTCCAAATCGATGTAATTTTGTAAATCTATCTATTAAGGCGTTGGTTTTTACATTTCCATATCCCTGTATTTTATCTACATCATATACTTTAAGCTGCTTACCTCCAACATTACGTATTACTACATCTGTTGAAAATAATCTACTTAAACGTGTAAATAAACCGGGATTATTATTAGCGTTTTCTGCCATATTTTTGTTTTATATATTAATAAATATAATAAATATTTATATCTTAGTCAAGTAACCACGTAATATCTTCTTGTTGTCCATTAACATCAATTAAATATGGGTTTTGAGGACCATTAGGTCCACCCATACCAAATGTAGGATACATAGAAGAATACCCAGTTCTTGTAAATCCGTCTAATACAGCTCTATTCATATCTTTACCATGTAACGAAAATTTAAGTGCTGTGTCTCTAATGAATAATCCTATAGATACGGCCATAACTAAATCGTCGTTATATCCGGACTGTGCTTGAGCTTTGCCGTTTAGCCAAATGAATACTTTTAATTCTTCTAGTAGACGTCTTGAATGAAATATAAATGTCTTTTCTCTAATATACGACTCTAATTTAGAGATAACAAGTGGTCTTGTTTTAGCAGACATAGTAAAACCAGGTACAGTATTATCGCTCTCCATTTTAGCTAAAAATTTATCTACACTCATATCACCATATGATCTAGGTGAATAATATAGATTAGGATAACCTCGTTCAATTATAGTATTAATTACATCCCAACCAATATTAGCATTTTCTACTACTAATAACGCATTATTATATTCAGAAGCAACGGATACTAACATATGACCAAATTCACGTGTAGGAATATGAGATTTAAATTCCGCCACCTGTTCACAATTTTCAGTATCAATAACATGAAATGTAGAATAATCAGCTCCATCACCTCTAGCCACATCTGCTACTATTACATAATCTCGGCTATAATCAGGATACTGCCATACCCAATAATCACCATTTATAAATCGTTTTTCTACAGGTTCTGTAATATATGTTTGTTCAAAAAACGATAATGTTTCTGCTTCTATTAATGTAGCGCCTGAACCTAAAAAGTCACAATCATATTCTTGAGCAAATTCACGTGTTGACATATTAGCACGTTCTTTTTCCTCCCAAGCTTCATCACGATCAGGATGTAAGTTCCATTTTAATTCTATAGGCTTAAAATCATTATCTCCTAGTATAGCTTCAACCCAAGTTTTATGAAACCAATTACCAACACCATTTGGTGAGGATAATGATATACATCCACCACCTGTGGCTAGGGTTGGTTTAATACTAGTATATATTCTATCAATACCTTCAATAAATGCTGCTTCATCCATAAGTAATAAAGATACAGCATATGAACGACCAGCATCACTAGCAGCGGATGTTGCTATAATTTGTGATCCATTTGGTAATTTTAATGATAGTTTATTGTTAGACTCAGGTTTAGTACCTCGTAACCAACTAGGTAAATTCTGGTACATAAATTGTACCTTTTCAACCATATTAGCAGCTGTAACTTGTTTTGTAGCTATACAAAGTACAGTTTTATCTTTATTGAATAGCATAATCCATAGCGCATAACCAGCGCATAAAGTTGAGATTCCAAGTTGTCTTGATTTATTTATAATACTGTAATTATTTTCTCTAAACGCGTTTAAAACGTCCTCCTGAAACGGGTAAAGATGAAATAATACACGGCCTCTAACAGGATGAGATATATAGCAATATTTGCGGAAAAAATGAACAGGATCTGTGGCACATTTGATGTACTCCTGTTTCATTATTTCTTTTATTTTATCTTGTTCACTCATATAACGATTTATTTAATCGTATATAAATATATAAAAGAAATCCCAACCTTATGGGTTGGGATCGATCTAACAATACTATTATTAGAGGAGTACTATTACATATAAATTTTACCCTTAACACCAGGGGCCATTTGCCTAATTTGTTTTTCTGTGTGTGATTTGGAGAGTGGGGTATTAAATAACTTAAGATCACCTCCAACACTTAAACTAGGTGGTAGTAATGTTATTTTAGTATCACTTAAATAAAGATCACCTCCAACACTTAGACCAGGTGATAATGATGTGATTGGAGTACCAGTTAAATCAATTAGGTTTTCTACACGTAGACCAGATGGTAGTGATTTTAAATTTTTACAACCATATATGAGAAGACCACCTCCAATACTTAAATTCGGTGGTAGTGATGTAATTAGGCTATAATGTAAACTAAGCCAACCTTTAATATTTAGACCGGGTGGTAATGATTTGATTGGAGTATTATTTAAATTAAGATCACCATTCTCCTTTACATCATCTTGAGTGATTTGATAATTTGGGTCTTTTAAAAGTTTAAACTTAACCGGTATTTGTCTGTTTTCTTTTTGTTTTAAAAATTCAAAGAATTTATAATAATTCATATATATTTATTTTTAATCTTCTTCTTCATCAAATACATCATATAGTTCACTGTCGTTTTTATCCATAAATTGATTATCATGATAATGAAATTGATATGGTGATTTTTTATCATTTAAATTAAAAAATACATATAAATCATCTGTTTTTAAATAACTATCAAAATAGTTCTGGTTAGCCATAGTGCATATTTCTATGCCTTCTCCTTCTTCTCTTCCACTACATTTAGCTAAATATTTTCTATATATCTTCCACGCTGTTTCATTTCCGGATAATTTTTGAGGAATTTTAAAACATTGGTATCCTTCAACTAATCCTAAAAATTCAATACCTACACTTTCTAAGTCTTTTACTCCTTGAGGCGATACTAAACTACTTGATGATTTTATCCCTCCAGAAATATCACCTATTTTATCTTTTATTTCAACTGCTTTAGATATAAAATCTCTAACTTGATTTTTAGTTTGATAGGTAAATATATCTTTAAAAGAAAATTGATTTTTATATTTATCAAATATTGCAAAATAATCTTTAAATTTATATATATCTTCAGATTTAATTATTTTATCAATAACTTTTTTAACTAACCAAGTAGCATAAGCTCCTTTATTAGTTACCTGTTTAATAGCGTCAAAATCTTTTTGAGATATTTTATTAGTATCTGCAAATTGTTGTTGAAGTTGTTCTATAGAAGCTTCGTTTAATATTTCTAATAGTAGTTTTGTTAATTTCATTTTATTTTATTATGTTGAATAGTTTGATCATGTTACATATAAATATTGCCCTTGACTCCAGGTGCTATTTGTTTAATTTATTTAATATCACCCTTAATACCAGGTGCCATTTGTTTAATTTGTTCTTTTGTGTGTGATTTAGAAAGTGGAGTACCATACAAATAAAGATCAAACCCAACACTTAGATCAGAGGGTAATGATGTTAAATTTTTACAAAAACTTAAATCAAGATCACCCCCAACACTTAAACCAGAAGGTAATGATTTGATTGGAGTGCCACTTAAACTAAGATAACCTCCAGTTGTTAGACCAAAAGGTAATGATTTGATTGGAGTATTATGTAAATTAAGATAATCTTCAACATTTAAATCAGGTGGT